GTTGGGCTTCTGAATTTTCTATACGGGCCAGGATTTTTAGACATTACATATATGATGGCATATCTGATTCTGGATTGAGTTTTTATGAATTTTTGATCCGGGCCAGGATTTTTAGACATTACATATATGATGGCATATCTGATTCTGGATTGAGTTTTTATGAATTTTTGATCCGGGCTGGAAAAATTGAATATTGCATATTACATCACATATCTGAATCGATTCTGGGTTCTGAGAATTTTTGATCCGGGCTGGAAAAATTGAATATTAGATATGTGATGGTATATCTGAATCGATTCTGGGTTCTGAGAATTTTTGATCCGGGCTGGAAAAATTGAATATTGCATATTACATCACATATGTGAATTGAATTTGGATATTAGATATTACATGGCATATGTGAATTAAGTTCCGGTGTATCCCAGCTGGTTCTGGTAAACCTGTGTGATGAGCCCACCCGTGTTGTCCAAGTCATAGAGCGACTTGGTGAAGACGAGAACCTCGTAGATTTCACCTGTAAACTGCCGATAACCACCACCTATAGACAACGAAGCATCAACTGGATGATTTAGAAATCCGACAAAAGTTCCTGTGGACGTGGGATTTGGATATAGGGTTCCACCTGAATATGAATAAATCCTTCCGACTTTATCAGTCCCTAGTGTTGAAAAATTATAGTTTATAGGTTCAGTTGCCGCCGCGGTAAATGATGGTATAGTGACATTCATATCATCACTGTAGTGCGCCAGAGTAAATTGATTTGTTAATCTATAGCCATTGTGAAAGTTTTGGTCTTGAGCATTCACTCCCCCAGACCCTGATAAATAATAGTTTTCATTATTCGTTGCTCCACTTGTTGTTCTTCGCACCACACCACACGTGGAGTAAGATGTGTTATTAAGAAGATTATAAGCACCAAAATTCAATCCAAAACTCGTTGTACCGTTCACTCCATTCACGAGGACCATATACCCCGGACCTTTCGTCGCCCTTTGGATGGTCGGTTGATTCGCGGCGGTCGCTTGGCTCGCATGATTCACAGCACTCGATTGGTCGTACCACTTCGTGACGTATCCGGTCGCGCCCCCGAGCCAATCCACCAATGGTTGCCCCGTCACCGGAGCTGTCAAGAGATTGCCGAGGCGGTCGGCGTAAAAGTCTTGGGTCGCACTTGTCGTCCCGTTGCGAACCTGCACAGCCTTCACGCTCGTTCCATTGACCGCCCGGAGACTGAACGCGCCGACCGCCGAGGTCCGTGCGGCTTGGGAAATCTGACTGAAGAGGGGGGTGCCGGTCATGCGCGTGGGCGTCATGTATTCAGCCGCTCCTATCATAACGGCCCGCCCAGGCACGCCCAATGCTGTATAAATTGATTGGACCTGTGTAGCCGTCAGAGGCGTGTTGAAAAGGCGAACATCGTCGATGGAACAAAGTGCACCGTTTGATGCACTGGATTGACACCCGAGATTCAACTTTGTAAAAGCTTGGATCGTGTTATTTGCAGTTGCTATCAATGAACCATTTACATAATAAGAAGAGAATGTATTTGAAGTTCCAACAGCTCCTACATTCGAAAAGACCATGCAGTGATGTTGCCAAACACTCGTTTGAGCCGTGACACTTCCGATTGTGGTGGCCGGCGATGAGCCTTTTCGAAACGATATAGTTGATGTCGCGCTCACTGTCAAAAGTCCGTTGTAATTCGTTCCTTGCAAATTTACATAGAATGGGGTTGTTCCTGCTGTCGTTGGATACGTCAGTCCCGAGTTGAGCCAGAGGCTCATGGTGGTCGAGTTTGAAGAAAGCCCGAACGACGAGACGTCATAGATCACGTAGCAATTTGGGTCAGAACCAGCGGGTGACAGAGTGTTGTTGAAGCTGATCGCCTGTCCGTAGATTCCAGTGACGTATGTCGGTGCAAATGTTCCGGCTGTACTCAAGTTTGGCGCCAGTCCGGTTATTGAATCGACATTTGACGATTCAAAAGCCCACTCCAGCCTCGGCTGGGGCATAACTCCGCCCCCCGAGTACGACAGACTCATCTAATTTTACTCGATACTAAAATTACATAAGCTTCACTCGTCTACTTGTCCGCTGTGGACTTTTTCTTCTCTGCATCGGACTGGTTCATCATTTCCTCATAGGTCAGCCTCGAGTTCAGGTAGTCCTGAAACGACTGTGTAAACTTCTCCGGTGCGGGGGTGCTCTTTTTATTTTCCTTCTCCTCCTTCGCCCTCCATAGTTCCCATTCATCACCGGTATAGGGTTTGCCCATCACGGACCGAACAAATCTCATCGGTACAGCGCGAAACTTGAAGAGTGTCTGCATTTGTCTTTCTAGGTTTTGAGACTCTAGGTGAGGACTTCACTGGTACATCCGAAGAACCTCCTTGATCACCTCGTGTCTCTCAATGTCATCCTCGGTAAATTGGATATGTTGAATATTCTCAGACTCGGTCAATTTTAGAATCAAATCAGAAAGTCCATTGTGCTCAAACCCCCGGTCATGCTGCATGACGTCCCCAGCAATCACCAACTTTGAATTGAAACCAATCCGAGTCAGGAGCATCTTCATCTGACTCGGGGTGGAGTTTTGCATCTCGTCCCCGATGATCCAAGCATCATCAAACGTACGACCACGCATATACGCCAAGGGACATACCTCAATCTTACCATCCTCCATCATCGTCTTAATCTCCTTGGGGCGAAAGTACCTCGAGAGGGCGTCAAACATGGGACGGGTCCATGGACTCATCTTCTGTTCGAGAGTTCCGGGCAAGAATCCGTGCTGCTCGTCGACGCTCACAGCCGGACGAGTCAAGATCAACTTTGAGACGCCCCCACGCTGGAGGGTTTTCGATCCAACATTGCACGCCAAGAGGGTCTTTCCAGTTCCTGCAGGACCAGAACCTATCACGATGGGAATCTTAGACGTGAGCAAATCTATATAGCGACGCTGGGCGAGGTTCCGTGCGCTCAACATGGTTGGTGTTTATTAAACTGTCAAAACCCTTAAACCGTCGGGGAGGATGTATATGTCCTCCCAGACCGTATTGTACTCAACGTTCACGGTAAATTGGTTTGCCATCTTTTGTATCACCTATGTGTTGAATATGTCCACTTGCAATTCCCTCTCGAAATTTGATGATCCACTCGACGTGTGTCGGAGGACCGTTCACGCGCTCAAGACACTTTGGACACTTGCAAGGCTTCATTGTTTGTATTTCTATTAAAAGACGCTATTTTTTTAGGACTCGTGGGTGACACCTGTTAACCATACAGAGCTGTGATGATCATATCTTTCGTCATACTGTTCGAGCCGCTGATACCTTGACGCTGTGCCATGGCGACCAGCTGCGGCTTTGTCTTGCTGGACAGAAGCGCTTTGCCTTTGCGAACGCGTCCGTTGGGTCCTTTCGACAAGTTCTCTGAGTAACGACGGTGTGCGACAGGCAACACGTTCTCGGCGTACGCACGCTTCGTGATGTTTTTACCCTTTTTGAGGTTATTGACGGCGCGGTTTGCAGACGTGCGAGTGGTGAGCCAGTTTGCCTCCCAGTTGCGTGCGTGTCTATCTGCATTTGCCGCTGTGATGCCAGAGCTGGTCAGTTTCGTCTTGAGCATGCGGCGTGTGAGCGTACGCAGGTTGTTCATGTTGTTGACGTACTTGTTCAGAATCTGTTTCGGGGTGAGTCGTGGTCCAGATCGAGCACGAGCCCGTACTTCGACATTCGTCGCGCGTCGCGCGTTCCGCACACCACGTGCAAGACCAGTGCGTTCAGCAGCCGTCATTGCCGGGAGTGGTACACGTTGAGCTGATGTCGGTCGGTTCGCCGAAAGAGAACGCGCAGCCTTGTTGATTGCGTTCTGAACCATCTTGCTCACAATCGCCCGGCGCATAGGAGAGTTGCCTATTCTTTGTGTGGGTCTGGTTTGCGTTCTGGCTGTAGGGTCAGGCGCCCCGCTTGTTCTCCTCATGTTCAGGAATCTGGTATTTCCGGCAACACGGCGAATCGTCTCACGGACGACGGGCGCCCCACGGGTTCTCGCCACGTTCCGGACGACGACGCTACGCGAGGCGTTACGGTCACGACCCCGTGTGAAGAATGCAGAACGAGAAGTAGGCGACATGCGCATGAAGTTGGCTGCGCTTGGACGACTGATACTAACACCGGGCATGTTTGCGAGCGCGCGGCTGGCAATGTCAGCTGCATTCATGGTTGGCGTTGGCGATCTGAACATCGCTCCTACGGATGGAGACGTGAAAGACACGGCACGTGCGCTCCGTACCGGTTTTCCGGAAAGGAAAGGATCCTTCAGAATGTCCGTGAATGACGGCAAACTGGCATCTGATACACCATTCTTGAGGCGGAACGCAGACAGCTTGTTCGTGTTGGCACCGCGGTAGCCTTCTTGGAGCATGCGACCCAGAAACGACTTGGTCCGTGGGAGACCGCTTTTGATTTCAGAGTCCAGAGCATTCAGGAAATAGTGTGCATCGTATTTGTACGACGTCGAATTTGAAATTCCAGAGCTTCGGTAGCTTCCAGAATTGATGACTGGGTTCGACCCAGTCTTCGTCAGACGTGACAGACCGAAATCCGTAATCAAGACACGCACCTTCTTACCTGTATCATCAATGAGGACGTTCCCGAGGTGAAGGTCGTTGTGCCGAAACTCGGGATACTTGGCGTGGATCTTCTTGAGTGTGCCAATCACCTGGATAATGATATTCGCCATCACCTTGTCGGTAATGCGGTCGCCCATCTTACGCAGCCACTTGTTCAGGGTTCCACCGTGTGCGTACTCTGTGTACATGACCATCTGCTTCTTGTAATTGAAGATGTCGGTGCGTCTGTTCGTAAATGCAGCAATTGGGACGAAGAGATTCTGTTCAAAAAACTTGATTGGTTTCGGAATGTGACGCGGGGCAACCTTATAAAGAGCCTTTTGTATGTTGTATTCGACGCGAGCCACCTGGTTTGCAGCTGAATGCACCTTATCCGTGGGTGAAACCTTGATGATGATCTTATGTCTCCCGGTCCGATCTGTTGATGCCAGAAAAACGACACCCTGCTGACCCGACGCTATGCGTGCCATACCTGGACGGATCTTCTTCTGACCTTTGGTGACATTGTATACGGTACGGAGACTGCCGTTGGACGCAGCTGACGTCAGCTCGTAACCGGTACGCCCATTGTTCGTTGAATTTTGAAACAAGCGATCCATACTTTGAATCAATATTTTAATGGGAGGCACCTGGACTATTGTTTCGTGGGCGAGTCGCGGTGGGTGACGCACGTGAATTATTTAGATTCATAGGGGAAGCGTTAAAACCCATGTTCGTCAGCATAGAAGCTCTTGCAGTTTGGAGCCGTTGAGAAGCTGCTCTTGAAGCTGTTGTTCTGATCCGCTGAGAAGTTGGCTTTTTTCGTATACCGGGTGTTTTCGTCGCGGGACGACGTGTCGAGAGGATAGGAACTCCATTTCTGCTCGCCGCAGCGAGCGCCCGAACAGCCGCTGCACGGGGTGAATTTGCTCTATTTTGTGTGTTGACAGGGGTTGGGTTGGTTGTATGTTTGAACAAAAACCCTATAATCATATTTCGATTCACATTTCCGGCAAGATTTCCCACTGGTGCACTCACCTCATGGTATGTCACAGCTGGATTGAAAAAAACAATACGACCCTTTTCGGGTATAAAAGTGTACACCTTATTTGAGTTTGGGTTTAAAATAAGAGAACCTCGTTGATTTGGCGGGGCATTGACACTCCCTATTTTGGGTGTATCTATATAGTAAAGAAACTGCAGAAATGCCTCACCTTCACGTGGGCTTGAAATGAGGTTTCTATGAAGCCTCTGCAAAAGTGCATAACTACTCTCGCCACCAGAGTGGTATCGAAGGTACAAACGAGTATTCTTTATTTTATCGCGAATGTTGGTAGGCAGATCTTTTGTGAGAAGAACACACAACCGCTTTAAATCAGGATCGTTCTTATAAAGAGGATTGTTACTGTAAAATCTGATATTCCGGAAATTCCTGGTCGTACTGACATTGCCTTGTCTCCAGTGGTTTCTGAGAGTTTTCACAAGACGCTTTATGTTATTCTGTCGTGTGGTCCCGAACTTCTGTTGCCGAACTTGGTCCGCCATTTACTATTAGTTGGATTTAAAAATCACACACCTTCTGACAAACGTAGGCAGTACGCACTGAATAGCATACCACGCAGACCGTACGAATGGACCAGCGCCGATAAAGTACAATTTGTTCAACAGGTTCTGGTTCCGGGTGTGTTGATGAAGTGCCCATATAATCTTCACGACACCAATGATATCGATTTGTGTGAGGTCAACTCGTGACACGTCAATGTAGGCGTTCACGGGCTGAGCGATGCTTTCAATGACATCTCTGACTTGTTCAAAATTAACGGGCTGAGACTTTGTGTACGCATCTGTGTCGACAATCACACTGTTGTCATAGACGTACATCCACATTACTGTGATGACTAGAAAATTTACACGCTCTTTGAGCGACCTAGCGTTTCTTAGCCATAAAATTACTGTACGCCTTATTCTGCGCACGACGCAACTTCATTCTCATATTCTCGAGACGACGACCCGCGTTGTTCATCTTCATCATGAGTTTGGGATCGTTATTCGATATACGAATCATCTGAGCCTTGATTGCGTTCATTCTGCTCAAGAGGCTTCGAGTCTCCCGTGTATTCATCGCCTTGGACAATGCGTTTGCGTTCGAGTTTGCGTGCATTACTATGCACCAACATTTTAAGACAAGCCCGAAGGGCTTGTCCGCTGGGTTAAAGCTGCGCGGCGGAGTCACACGTGACGCCTGATTTTTACGCACCCCCTCTCAACCTCAAAACGAGATGTAAAGTCGACTCTTTCTGCACATTGTAATCAGCCATCGTGCGGTCATCCTCGAGCTGCTTGCCTGCAAAGATGAGTCGCTGCTGATCCGGAGGGATGCCTTCCTTGTCCTGAATCTTGGACTTGACACTCGCGATCGTGTCTGAGCTCTCAACCTCGAGGGTGATGGTCTTGCCTGTCAGGGTCTTGACGAAGATTTGCATCTTATTTATTCACGAGACATTTGTTTAAACTCATAGATCAGCCTGTTTCGACACACGAGGTACGACGGATCTGCAATGGCTCTCCGCCAGTTTCTCTGAATCAGGTGGGCACAGTGATTCGCCATGATCATTTCGCGCGGACTCGTCATTTGTCGCAGTACATTCACTGCGTTTTCGACGACACGGTCGATGTGTTCGAACGGATCACGTGGAAACGGTACATTCATCGACGCCCAGACGACGTGACACAGAGTGTTTCGACACGTTTGTAATGTGGTCATGACTTCCGTGTATGCGTACTGTCGAATATAGGGTGCGAAAACATGACGGATAGTTGCGTTGATGTTTTCCAAGTCGTCGGCGCCGAGTCGGTCCGTCGCTTCCCAATGTGCCATGTTGGTATGATTGTTCAATTGGAATATGAGCTCTTCGAATAACCTATCATCCATAGAATTAATTTGTTTACACTTCTTAAATGGCAGGTCTTACCGGTACTCAGGCACTCCTGATTGTTCTCATCATGCTCGTGTTCTTCTTGGTCTTCAGACGTTCAGAGCGTCGTCCGCGCCCAGATTACCCGTGGCGTCCTCGTCCTGGGTGGTGGCCGGAACACCGCGCTCTCCGTGAGTACGAGGGGCATCGTTGACACCTGCTTCTATCTCCGAGTGATGCCGTAGATCTCCATCACCGTCAAAACCAATGTGGCGTGTGGGAATCTGCCCGTCTCTGCATAAAGTATGAGAAGTTCGCGACCGACACATTCGGCATTATACCGAAGCGTCTCGGGTATCATCACAGGGTTCAGCGGGATTGCATTCAGACGCTCGACCCACTCTGCACCGGATGTCGACACGGTCGGTGGCGTATTGCCCATCACGTACCAATCGGGACCCGTGAGCGGCGGAGGCGGTGGCGCAGGCAGGCTAAAGGGCGCGCGGCACATGGGGCACGGTGCGCCAATCGTACGGCGGCGGCTCGAGGTGTTTGCCGTACCACGCCGGGTCGCCCATTGTGTCAAACACGCCGTGTGGAAATAGTGACCACACTTGGTCTTTGTTCGCTCGGATGGAACCATATCGTTCATACATATAGCACAATCTGTCGGCACGTCAGGAAGAAGACCCTCCTTCTTGGCGTGGCGCCAGCACACTTCGAAACCGCGGAACCGCGGGCACTTGCACGGCGCACCCTTTGCCGTCGTGCCCGTACACGGAATGACCGCCTCAACTTCTGATGTCATACGCTGACTCTGCTTGTAGTGGATCCGGCACATCTCAAATCCAGTGCACGCCTTGTTTTTGCACGCCGCACCCTTTGCCGTCTTGCCCGTACACATGGTATGGGTCGGCACTGCTCGCACGCGTATGACTGGCTCGTACATGCGTGCGCGCATAGTCACACCGAGACGCTTCAAGTCCCGCATCATATACCGCGGAATGTGCCCTGTGAGAGCCGAAAGCTCAGCCATGAGTACGGTGATACGTGCCTCCATTTTGTGTTTATTTTTTTGCCGAAAAGTAATCTCACCCGTGGACATGACATCTTTTTTTAGGACAAGCCCTTCGGTCAATTGTGGATAGGCACGGGTGCACACACCTTCTCAAGTGGTGGTGATTCGGTACGAAGTTCCTTGGGTACCTTTGACGGCCAGATATACCCCCAGTGTGCGTATTCATCAACGTCAAACGAATAGTACGTTGGCATTTTTCTATTCAGGGATGCCCGATGTGACATCATAAGTGGTTCCCAGCCCCACCACCACGGCGGGCGAGGGTTTTTACAGCACGGCAACTTCTGCATTGTGTTCTTGTATCCACGAGCCACCCATTCATCAATCATAGTATTACAGTACAAAGCCAAAAAACATGTGTGTCCAGTCCACATGAGAGTCGCTGGGTGTTTCGTCCACCCTTTCGTCATTCCCATGAGGGCTCGCCAGAGCTGATACGCTTCGACGCGTTGTTTCCCGAGTCTACGATAATCAAGAGCTTTCGCACATTCGATGACAGAATCGGATGTGACAAAGGTGTTGACCATTTTTTATACCAATATCTGAAAAACTTTCACTCTCGCATACATTACACATTTTATTGAATGACTGATTTTACAATCTTCATCACCATCTTCTCATAGTCTTGCACCGTCCAGTCACTCGCACCATTGGGCATCTTGATGTTTGGAGTTTCCTCGATGGACCGGGGAGGGAGACGGGACAGGATCTGACTTCTGACCCCATCCGTCCTGAGTCCGAGCTGTTTACACTCAGCCTTGAGTTCCTTTACAGTCCAGTAGTGAGGCTGATCATTGCGTGCCGCGTGCGTCTTGATGAAGATGGATGCTATATTCAGTTTTTTGGGTCCCTGTGGACGCACAGACTCGGGTGTGATGGTTTCGAGGAGGCGCTCAAATGCAGCTTTTCCATCATCATCGGGAGTCACGATGACCATATGGTTCGGGAATCCACGGTTTCCTTGCTCGAGACGTTTGTGGACCCGCAACTTTGGATGGAAATTGCAGCCATGAGCAAAGACTGTATAGGGGAACACACCTGTACCGGCACAGTACAACTCACATGCATTGACGTTTTTGAACGTGCGATCGATGGTGCTTCCACCGGCCCATTTGGCATCCTCCTTGCCCACATCATCAGCCGTTCCTTCGTACTTGTCTTCAAAAATACCCGCAATCTTTCCATCAACCAGAAGAACCCCACCGTCGGGGCGAATGGTTAAACCCTTGTCATCTTCAGTTGGCGCCGGTGTCTCCAAGTGAAGATGAGCATTTTGCTTCATGTCGTAATACGAAAGACTAAAAATGTGCTCGACTGTGTGTCCCTGTGCTTCAGGAGTCTTTTTTACCTTTTTGACGGCTGTCACAAGTTTCTTTTCAGCTGGTTTGCTCTTCGCAGTGGTGTGTTGACCACGAGCAGCCATACCATCGTGAGCCTTGGTGGAAGCGATTGAGTGATTAGAGCGACCCATTTGACTTGAACTTCAATGTCATAGCTTCTCTAACTGCGACATAGAGAGGTTTTGCGCTTGCTTGAAAATGACAGCGCACGATATTTCAGATTTCATCGACTCGATCAAAGAACACTTGACAGATGCCCAGTACAAGGAGGGTATGGAGATTTGTCAGAGTGTGTTTAAGAAAAAAGAGGCTTTGACAGCCAAAAAATTGTACAACATGACATATCTTCGCCCGTATACGTTTCTGGATGACCACTGTGAAGACGAGGACTGTGATGATATGATGTTTCGCATCGCATTCAACAAGGTGACGAGCGTCATCATGTTGTCTGATATACGTGCCGAACGGATCCGCGCGGACCACCTGTTTTTCGGTTCGGACGATGATATGAAGCCGTTCATCGATCTTCAGGTTCTACGTTCGTTTCCATGTGACATGGCTGATCTTGACTCGGATATTCAGTGGTATGAGTTTCCAGTTATTTCACTGGAGTTGGTTGAGGAGAAGGCTGAGGCTGAGGCTGAGGCTGAGGAGGAGTAGTCTTTTTTCTGTTCATTCGTTTGTGCTCATCACACACAGGAACTTCTGGAAATTCTGCGTCACATAGAGCGATTCGTTTCGCTATGTTTATAAAAGTTATAGGGTCATATGTCCCTTTCATATAGTTGCAATCTTTACAACACGGACGACAGTTTTCAACAGTGTAACATACGTTTGAATCTAAACGGTCGATACCATTCACACGAATTTCGAGATCAATGTGTTTACAATATACACATGGACTTGTCATCATCACCTTCGCGTGTTCATCTTCCAAATTCCATTCAATTCCTCTCTTTTCAGCTGCAGACTTTACAGCGTTCAATCGTGCATTCACATGAGTTCGATTCCATTCAGCCGTATAATTTGGATTTTTGGAATGCCATTCTTTAGAAACTTCATTATTATGTTCTCTGAATTCATCTGGTCGTTCTTCGAGCTGTTTAGCTCTCCATTCTTTATAGTAACCCTTTTCATTCTGGAGTTTGTTATGAGCTTCACGGCGTTCTGGTTTCGTGTCGTACTTTTTTCCTTTCGTACGGCATTTATTACATGTAGCACATTCACGTCCTTTTTCGTTTACAAACTCTTCTATAGATTGTAAACCTCTTGTACAATTTGTACATTTTTTAAATTCTGCCATCCTACTATATAGTAGGAAAATATTCTTTAGACCCCAAGAACCTGGAACGTTCTTGGGGCCGAAGCCCGTATTTTTGGAGTTTTGATATTTTAGAAGTCCTACCACACAAGAATATATATGGGTGGAATCAATTTGAGAAGGCCAGTCCACCCATCCCCGATTGGATACGCAGGATGTTGTAGTTCACCGCGAACAGCTTCTGCAGAGTTGCCTGGTTGTTGGACTTCATCTGGATCGACACCTGGGCGTTGTCAATGCGAGAGAAGTTGCAAGTGCCGGTAGGCTGGTGCTCCTCGGGCTGCAGAGCGAAGGAGTACACGTAGATGCCGGGGTAGGGGGTGCCGGTGTGGTGGTAGAAAGGCTGGACCTGGTTGAAGTAGTTGCCGTACTGCTCCTTGAAGCGGTCCTGACCGTTGAGGATCACCTTGAACAGGTGCAGAGGACCCACCTCAATGCCTGGGGCGGCGGCACCACCCAGGAGCTGGGTGCCCTGCTCGATCCAGTAGGCGTTGCCGGTGAAGCCGGATGCGGCACCCAGACCGATGGCGGATGAGATGACACCAGCCGTGGAGATGAGCTGGGGCACACCGGTCACGTTGGGCATCACGTAGTTGTTGGACGCCTGCATGGTCAGCACGTTGGAGGTCACGTTCACGTTGCCAGTGGACGTGCAGAAGTTCCACATGCCGTTCAGCTGAGCAGTGGCGCTGGCACCGGGGTTGGTGTAGCACCACACCAGCTCCTTCACTGGGTGGTTGAAGGACAGGCGGATAAGCTGCACTGAGCCCTCGGAGGAGGTGGTCGTGGCAGCCAGCTGGTCACCGCCAGTGTGCTGCACCTGCTCGATCAGGTACTCGTGACCCTTCTGGGCGAAGCGGCGACGCTCCTCAGTGTCCAGGTACACGTAGTTAGCCCACACCTCGAAAGCGTTGGTGGTCCCGAAGTAGCTGGTGTAGTAGGCGGTCAGGTCGAAGTCCAGGCGCACCTCGTGGTACTGCAGGGCAATCAGAGGCAGGTACAGACCGGGGTTACGGTTGAAGAAGAAGAGCAGAGGCAGGTACACCTTGGAGGGGGACAGAGGAACGGTGGTGGTGTTGCCGACCAGGGGGTTAGCCATGGTCGTCATCTTGCCCCACGCGTACTTGTCGGACTCGTTCAGGAACACCTCGGCGTACAGGCGCCACCAGGTCTGGTAGTGCTTGTCAATGCGCTGTCCACCGATGGTCAGCTCAACTGCGGCAACGGCACGCTCGGCGATCCAGTTGGTGTCGAACACAGCGTTGTTGGAGGTCAGAGTGTTGGCCGTGGGTGTCAGAGCCACGTGCATGTTACCGACCAGGTCACCGTTGCGGGCAATGGTCACGGACACGCGACCGCTGCTGCTGGGGGAACCGTTGGTGGTCTGCTGGATCAACTCCATCGCAAAGTTGGTGTGACGCTTGTACACCGCCTGGAAGAAAGTCACCTTGGGGTTACCGGTGAGGTAAACGTCCTGAGCGCCGTAGGCTACGAGTTGCATCAATCCACCGGCCATGTTTGTAATATAAACCAAGAAAATAATTTAGACGACAACCTTCCATTTAAACCCACCTTGCGTCCAGGCGACATAAACATTTTTGTCCCAGTAATAGTACATATGGCTGACCATGACGAGAACCCCGACATTGACCTGGACGCCGAGGGCGAGGATGAGTTTGACGAGATGATGGATCCCATGGAGGCTCTTGCCAGCTTCCTGGCGACCGACGACGGCGAGACTATCGCCACCTCCCTGGCTGGCATGAAGG